ATAAGCTCCATCAGGATAGCTAAGGTTTGACTCGACATTCACGTATGGACCAGCAAAGGCTGCACCAGCTAGTAGGAATGGAGATGCTGCAACAGCAGCGATTGTTGATTTGATTGACATGTTTTTGTTTAAGTGTCTCGCAAGTACAGTAAAAGACCTGCGGATGATAGTGAACCCCCGACATGGGGCACTGTTTTATCTACGCAGGGTTACGATAGTTTCGAGTCCTGTTCGAAGAAGTATTTATAATAACAGATACTGCGGTAAACCGTCAAGTATCAGTGGACAGCTCTCGAAGTGGCACAAGCTTAAGGAACTGCTCATTAAGATTATAGAATAACTTATAGTTATCCGTGAGCAGGTAGTATCCTATGATGTCGTTACCATCACAGTTGTAACCATATCCTTTTAGTTTTTCATTTACGCCATCAATCCTGAGAGTCTTGCCAGTCTCCAAGTAATGATGATACTTCTCATCAAGATTAATCATCTTTATTGGTTGTTTTTGTCATTATATCACGTAATTCTGATTCCTGCTCGTCTGTTAAGACAGTTGTAGCATCGTCCTCATCACCACGTGGATCGATATACTCTTGCATACCTTTAATATTGTCAGCAATCTCAGGGTCTAACTGCCAGTCCTCACCCTTAGGTTTGTAGTCTAACCCTTTGATGGTAGCAATAGGAGACCTCCAATACTTCTGCATCTTCTTGAGCATCTTCTTCTTGCCCTTAGGATCATCCTTATACTTTTCGATGACCTTCCTTAACATCTTCAATTCTTTTGAAGACTTTTCAAGAGACCTCTCTGCTGCTGCCTCTCGTGCATTAAAACCTTGTGCCATGTTATGTAGTTTCAGTAATTATAATAGAGAATTTAACTCGGAATTCATCCTTGTCAGATGATAGGTACCAGATAGGTGACTCTTTGTTGTGAGACTCCTGATAGAAGGCTTCCTTTGCCATCCTCTTAACCATATCAGCAGACTCAAACCATGCTACCACTGGAGTATGTGGAATTTTAAATCCACTCTCTTGGTCTGGATAGTAGGGTGTGTTTGCTGCGTTTTCAGTCTTAGTATCCCTCTTAGGAGGCCATTGTAGCACAAACTTTTGTCCTTCGCTATACCCTGAGCCTGCATTCATTACACTCATCACATTAATCATTGCTTGCCAGTAGTGGACTGTCCTACTACTACCAGTGAGTTGTGTGATGACTGGATAGAATGTGATACCTAAACGTATCTTACATGCATCATCAAACGATGGAGCACCTGCACCTGCAAGTGTGTCCAAAGTATAGTCATGCATAAACGTACAAGGTGAGAAGAAGTTTCCACTACCTTGATAGAGATTGGTCACTGCATTAGTAAAGTCAGTACCAAATGCATTGCCACCTATATTATACCACGGTCTGCTGTTAAGTGCGTAGGTGGTAGGTGCTGCCTGTAGTATAGCAGCTGGCATACCTGCACCACTTAGAGTCTCCCACCTAGTAGTTAGATGCTCCTCTAGTAAGTGATTGTAGACACCAGTCTGTGACCTATAGTTTAAGTTAGGTAAGACACTATCAAGATAGTATTCACTGAAGTCATAAACATATCCTGTGTCAATGTATGCACTAGGTAGGTTAGGCATCAAGGTATTCTGTAATGTCCTTGAGTTGCCTGGAATATCTGGAGATGCTTGGAGTGAACCATGCATCGGTACGTTAGCACCACTTGAATATACATTTACATATGGATACTCACCAGTCCATACTGCGTTGACTGTCCATGTCTCCGTTGCTCTAGCACCTGGTTGCCATTCATCTGACTCCTTCATACTAGGACGGAATTGCATACCGAATCCTGTTACAGTATTAATAGTAGTATTAAGTGGGTTACCAACGGTACCACCAGTAGTAGAACCAATGGTATCATCATGTGCCTGAGTACCTAAGTTAAGGGACACCATGTCAGTGAAACCACCCGACTCTTCATCATAGATGGCTAACTCAGGTGATATGAATCCTGTATGAGGACCCACATCAATGCTTACTACCTCTAAGGTAAGAGTATCATCTGGACTACAGGAGATACTTACATCATGTAAATCATCACCTATCTTAGGCCAATACCTCACATGGAATTGCTTATTGAATATATCCTGGCCATTTTTGGCAACTCGCAGCGTGAATTTGATGCAGTCTGCTTCAAGACCACCTGTGATTCCACCCATGCTCTTCAGTCTGAATGAGCTAGTGCGTTTAACCTTTAGTGTTTGTGTGGTGTGTAACTTCAGAGCATAACCTCCAGTGCATTGCCCACACTCATGGTCTGCCGAGTTACTCTGAGTAGTAGGTAGATTGGTACCACAATCCAACCTCCTCATGGTCACATCCTTAAAGGATGTCTCAAGTATCCTGTCGTCACAGACTGTGTTGTTGGTCAATTTCTTCATCACCTTCTCAGGTGCTGCCTTACCATACACATACCCTGTGATGCCCTCATATATCCAACCATTATACGACCACTGAACGTTGTGCCAAAGTTTCAAGTCATCATAATCATCATCACCATTGAGTAAGTCTTCCCACATCTGATGGGAGGTACCATGCCACTTAGTATAGTCTTTATCATTTGGATTCCAAAATCTATCACTAAACATACAGTAGTTACTCTGTGCTGTAGTGATACCTACTGCACTGAATCCATCTCCGAGTGGAGTAAATGTTACAGTCTGACCTATACTCAATGAATTCTGGCCACCACCATTAGGGATCAAAAAGAATCCCATGGTTCCGTTACCATACTGTTGTAAAAAGGATGAGGATACAGTAGTGGTGCCCATCTCTACACCACCCTTAGCTGATGCACATACGATGACACCATACTGAGGACCTGAATCATTTGCTAGGTAGAAACCAAGTGCGTTGTCATACCCTGCACTACCATGCTCTGTGTCAATACTAATACTGAGGTCAGCAGAGCATGTCTGTGGAATACTATAGCACCACCTGTCTGTCCTCTCTGGTCTCTGTCCTTCCACATCAGCATCAATCATATACTTGTGGTTGAATGGAGATGACTTCCAAAATCTATGGAGTGGCTTAATGGTCTCACCATCTGCCAAGTAAGAGGATGCATCGATAGCAACCTTAAATACATAACCCATCTGCTCTACGAATACCATACCAGAAGCATTCATAGTTGCTCTCTCACCTGCCCCAGGTGTTTCTGGTTCACCTGGGTTAGTAGTTAAGAAAGTATCTTCATTGGTACCTGAGTAGTACTTAAACAGTCCAGTTGTTTTACCTGACTCCTCTGCTTTAAGAATATAAAATGCTGGTGTCGATGAAGTTAATGTGTAACCTGATGGTGGTATCTGTGATAGATGATAGGCATGGTCAACAGCAGATGTAGATTCATAGACTGCTAACCTATCTGGATAACAATTCTTGATACATATCTCATCTCTGTTACTACTCCACCCTTTACTATGGAGACCTTCACAGTCTGCCTTTGGTGGTGTCCAGTGTCCACCTATGTAAGGTCTAAACATACACTCTAGTGCATTCCTTACACAGTTCTCCCATTTAATATTAGGATTCCAGTTAGTATCTTCACAATAATATTTCTCACCAGTAGTAATGTGTTGCCACCAACCATCACCTAACTCTCTGATAAGATTCTGTCTTCTATATTTTAGTACCTCTTCACACTGACTACCATCCCATTGAATAAAACCAGTAGGGTCATTAGGGTCAGGTGTTTTAACAACAAGTTTATTAATATCTAAGTCAACAAATTGCCTTGCCCAATCCATCTGGTCGGTAAGGTCAATGATAGTCCAGTCACCTCCATCATCAAGGTCGGGAGGTGGTGGCTCTAGGTCAGGTAAATCTGGATAGCATCTACCAACTAGAGTTTGAATTACTTCTGCTGGTGTTGGCACTGGCTCATCAGGCTGTGGCACAAACAGAGGTTGTGGATTCTGTTGGTCAAGTGGGTTAGTCATCAATGGGGGTGTCCCATCGTAACATCTACCAACTAACTCACGTATGACTGCTGAAGGGTCAGGTGTAGGTGCGATACCGCTACCGCTACCACCTGTAGGAACATTAGGGTTCAACTGGTCGAGAGAGTTGGGTGACAACAGTGGTCCCAAACCCTCATAACACCTCGCTACCAGGTCTCTAATATTCTGAGCACCCATTTAAACTTCTATCTTTTGAAGTATTTATTGATGATATCTATCTGGTCTTGGTACTTAGCAATCATGTCAAGCTCTTGCTCGATTGCCTCTACAATATTAGAGTGCTCTCCAATACCAGCAGCATTCGCTAGGTATACTTCAACGTTTGCTTTATGCTTGGCGATATCTCCTTGAGCATGTGCTAAGAGTGCCTTAATTAGTGTGTCTCTCATGTCCATTCTTGATAGGGTGGTTCTTGGTCGTGTATTGAATGCTTAAACTTCTCGGTATCAAAATATGATACTCCAGTCTTACCTTCTCTCGCATCCAATACTTCATTAATAAGTATCTTTAACTCCTTGACATAACTGTCAGTAAATAATCTCCGAGGAGTAATAATAGCAGAAGGAAGTGCTTGACGTTGTTCGTCTGGAGTCCTTTTCTCTATGTAATTAGGGTCTTGGGGAAGACTCATCCCCTGAGTATCTATCTTCATCTGTGTGGATTGTAAACATACAATACGATGAGTGCTACTGAGATAGTAATGATTGCAAAAATAGTAAGATGAATCAGCATAAAAAAAGAGGGGTGCAAATGACCCCTCTAGTATAATATGTAACTAACTATGTGTCAACCCACAGCAGGTGCAGATAGTAGTGCAACTTCACTGGTCTCAGCAGATGCCAAGTCAAGTGGGAAGTTATGAGCATTACGCTCGTGCATCACTTCCATACCTAGGTTTGCTCTGTTAAGAACGTCACCCCAAGTAGGAATTACTTTACCGTTTACATCTACAACTGATTGGTTGAAGTTGAAACCGTTAAGGTTGAATGCCATTGTACAGATACCCATAGAGGTTAACCATACACAGATAACAGGCCATGATGCTAGGAAGAAGTGCAATGAACGACTGTTGTTGAATGATGCATACTGGAAGATCAAACGACCAAAGTATCCATGAGCAGCAACGATGTTATAAGTCTCTTCTTCTTGACCAAACTTGTATCCGTAGTTTTGTGATTCATTCTCTGTTGTCTCTCTGATTAGAGAAGAAGTAACTAGAGAACCATGCATAGCAGAGAACAATGCTCCACCAAACATACCAGCAACACCTGCCATGTGGAAGGGGTGCATCAGAATATTATGCTCTGCTTGGAATACGAACATAAAGTTGAACGTACCTGAGATACCTAAAGGCATACCATCAGAGAATGATCCTTGTCCAAAAGGATATACAAGGAATACTGCGAATGCAGCAGAAACTGGTGCAGAGTATGCAACACAGATCCAAGGACGCATACCTAAACGGTATGATAGTTCCCACTGTCTGCCCATGTAAGCAGAGATTCCTATAAGGAAGTGGAAGATTACCAACTGGTAAGGACCACCGTTGTACAACCACTCATCTAGTGTGGCAGCTTCCCATATGGGATAGAAGTGTAATCCAATAGCGTTAGAGGATGGAACGACAGCACCAGAGATGATGTTGTTTCCATACATGAATGAACCTGCAACAGGTTCACGGATTCCGTCGATATCGACAGGAGGAGCAGCAATGAATGCTATGATGAAGCATGTTGTTGCAGCAAGT